CCAACCATGAATAATTATATATTCTCACAGGTCTCGAAAGATAATTAGCTAAATCTATATTATGTTGAACATCATCGGAAGCAAAGTTCCTTCTAGGCGTATCAAAATTTAATATAGTACCAGCAGTCTGATCAATAAATTGAGTATTTTGGTGCATTTCAGTGTTTCCTTCAACAAGATCTTCTACACCACCACCATTAGATGGACGTGCTGCACCTATTTCTGAAGTCATAGCAGTCGTTGCTACTTCAGAATTTGAACTACCAGAAATAGCAGTAGTTCTATTTGCCCCTCTCAAATTAAAAGATTGAGAAGGAACAGAGGGAGATCCCCCCCTCAAGTTTCCAGGATCTACATCTCCCTGGACATTTTCTTCCGATGTCGATAATAACAAATAATCGTCGAAATCAGATTCAATAATGAGCTTGGTAACTTCAGGTTGCTGAAGACAGAGACACTCATAGTCGTCGAATAATTCGTCGCTCTGTGCGTTTAAATTGTTTAAAAATGTTTTTGCGAGTTATTTCACTACAAACGTGGCAACTACTCAGTAAATCCACACAGGTATAAATTTTGATTGCATACTAACCGAATGCATCTCTTAATAGAGATTTTGAGGAACGCTCAGGTAAGTTTTCAATAGATTCCACACTCATATCCCCTACAAAATTATAATAATTAAGGAAATGCAGTAACTAATCTGAAGGAATTTTATTTGGTTAGGACTAAAAATTCAAGAGCCCATAGCTTTATCTCTCAAAATAAAGCATTAGATGAATCCCAAAATTGATCTCTCAAGGATTCCCATGTCGGAAGAGTACTCTCTTCTACATAACTCTCCAACGCACACTCGTTAATAACTTCAATAAACATATCTCTCTTTTCAAGAAAAATATCCTTACCATAAAAGAAGTATTCACGTAAAGCGGTGGATATAACAGCACACGCTTGAGCTTCTGCACAAATAGTTTTAGAAGCTACAACGGAGGTTAACATCTTATTTATAGAACCATGTTCTAAAGGACACAACCATGCCCCAACATCACCATCCCAACGCCATATACGCTTAAGAAAACTTACTTCGTCAATATGAATATAAGGACGTGATTCACTAGATTTATCAGCCATGGTGTACTCAACACCAACATCTGCTAAAATGGATTGTATAGCCGTATGATTAAACCAATTAATATCTCTATGAACTCCAATCGCATTATCATCACCATATGTCATCAAATTAACATATTTCTTAAATGAATAACACTCATGATGAGGATTTAATACAACATAACTATAACGCATATAAAGAGAATTAGCCAAACCATTAATGACAACCGTCAACGGATGCCCTGATGGATTCGATCCATAAAACTCTATTAAATCTCCATTAAAATCTATCAAAGGAAAAGCAGTATCCTCTGCTATACCTCTAACTACAAGAAGATCCTCGTCTGAATAATCAGCTAACTTGCATAACTTATAAATAATATCATACGCAGCCAATATCATAACTGAATACATCTTCTTATCAAACTTACCATAATCACCAGCAACTATTCTATCATCACCAAACTCAGTGAGATAATTTCTTATATCACCCCATTCAGTTGATTGAGCAATAGTCCCAGGTGCACCTTCAAAAATAAAACGATTATCTTGATATAATTTAATAAAAGATAATAAATATTTCCGAACAACAATGGTCCAATCTAAAGGTGCTCCAGTAAACAATCTAGTCTTTTTAATATCTATATGAGCATAAGGTATAGCTTGATCTTTAAGATGTGCGCAAAAGTTCGGCATAACTCGAATACCACACCAATACTTATGCAATATATCATCAACTCTCTCCATAATTTCATCTGTAAATTCAATAGGATCTTGTAAATTACCTATAGGAGGTATGGGATTGATAAAATATTTTTTTCCTTTCTTCCAAGGATTCCCAGCGCTAGTATTACGATTAATTTTATCTACATAAGTAACTCCAGGAGCTCCATTTATAGCAGTTAAATCATCATAAACAAACAAAGAATTCTTAATATGATCTATATCTATACCATTTAATATATCCTCATAAAAAGCTTCTACACAATGTTGTAAAATATCTGGTCTCAAACCAGCAGCTGGCATTGACATATCTTTAAAAGCTCTATACCATGGTTCCCACCCCTTCATATGAGGCGCACCATGAGTATCTTCATAACCACGTTTTAACATTGCTTGTTTAATAACAGTATCTGTGACTTTAGATTTAGGTGAAACACGAAATCCCACAAAAGAACCATAGACATTCCCCACACCTTCTTCAACAAAACGTGCAGGACTTTTATGTCCTAATTCACTCAATTCGCGTTTAGCAGAAGGAGCACTTAAAACAGGTGTTCC